TTGGAGCTGGAAGTTGAAACTTCAACTTCATCACTTTGCTGTACTTTAGTTCCAGCTTGACTTTTACTATTTTGCATTTGAATAAATTTTAAACTTTTAATTATTAATTTGGCTTCGGTTGTCGGCAGACGGAATACTAATCCCCCAACAACGCCAAGCCTTTTTCGTTAGCTGTGATGCGTTGTAGCACCTTGTAACTTTAAGAAACATTGACGAATAACTTTTGCATCCCACAAAGCATTGTGTTTTTGACTGCCTTCTGACATATCTGCAAATGCTTCACGACTAATATCAGCATCAATACCTTTTGCGTAAAATAAAGTGCAAATATCAAAGGGAATATAATAGACATTTTTAGGGATATTAAAAGCGTGTCCAAAAATTTGATTGAATAACACCCAATCGTAAGAAAGGCAATCAGACCATATTTCAACTTCGCCAAATTGTTCCAACCATTGTGTTAAAAAACCTTTTAGATTAGAAGTATCGCATTTTACAGAAATATTAATACCTTTTGTATGTTGCATATTTTCTCTTGAAGTAAGAGTTAAATTATCAATTACATTTGTTTGCAACCATTCATCAATTTGCGACTTATCATAATCGGTAAGCTCTGCATAAAAAGTTTGACCAGTTTCGGCAATTAAGCCAATAGAAATAAGAGTTGTATTTTGGTGTAAACCTGTAAACTCTGTATCAAAGAAAATTTTTGTTTTTGACATTTTTTATATTTTAATTATTAAGAAATATACCCTACTAGATGCATCACAGCTAACATGGGGTTTTGTGCAAGTTGGGCAGACGGATTAAGCCTCAACATTTGTAATACTGTTGTGCTTTAGTTCCAGCTTGACGGAACGCTAATCGTCCATAAAATATATTCTCAACATTTGTTTTTCAATTTAACTTTTGTAATCGGCAGAAGGAACTCGAAATCCCAACCTGCACAAAGCCCTGTTCGTTAGCTGCCATTTACCGACAACTGCAACCTTGAAAGAAGTCGTCAACAGACATTTCATTACCATCAGCAAATGAGTTCTTTTCAGTATCCATAAACTTGCCTAATTGCGTTCTTATTTCGTACTCCGTTTTGACTTCAATATTTTGCTTGTTTAAGTATTCTTTAAATTCATCTTTACATTCGTAACAGATATAACCTATACCACCACCAACATAAGTATCACACATTATGTTTTCGCAGCTTTTTCTACTGCAAGACATTACACCCATAATTTTAAAGTTTGCGTCTCGACAAAAAACGGCAGCTAACATTGGGTTTTATGCAAGTTGGGCTTGACGGAAGTACAATCAACTTTTGTACAAATCCAAGCATCAGTCCCAGCTTGACGTTACCTATTTAGCTTTAGTTCTTTATCTTAACATTTGATTAATAATTTATCTTTTGTTCCGAGCTTGACGTTGGCTAATTCCAAACCTGCATAAAGCCCTGTACGTTATGCGTAATGGCTATATTCCCGTTTCCAAAGACAGTTTCGTGAAGGAAACAAAAAGAAAAAAGCCCACCGCACATTTTAAAAATCAAGGGCGTGATTAGTTAGTTCTGTTGAGTTTTCCAATAGTTCGTTTTTAGTTTTTTCAACCTCTGCCAAACTATCTTCATCACACACACCACAACAAGAGCAATGAGCCATAACATAGTTGTTCCAATACTTCCAAGTGGTTTGCCTTAGTTTGCCATCAACTTTAATAACCATTAAAATACTACTTCTTAATACCTCCATAAGATATTCAGATTGTTCAGTAGTTAATCCTTTTTCTTTTGTAACGTGTAGCGTAATATCATACGGCATTGACGTATCAAATACTTGTATTTTCATCGTTTAATATTTTGGTAAGTTTTGTATATAAGTTAAGGTAAAAATTGAAGCTGTCAACAAATTCAGGTCGCATCCTTATTTTCCTACCAGTAGCTTCATCAAGTGCAGAAAGTCTTTGGTAGTTGTTTATCCCCTCCAATAATATTTCTGTGATTAAATCCAACTCTCTATCATCTAATTCAATAATAAATTTTGCCATCCTTTTTTTTCTTTTTGTTTCTATCCGTTTTCAATTAAAGTTCATCCTAAATTAACCGCCACATACGCATAACATTGGTTTGGCAAAAGTGGGCAGACACATTCTGCTAAAATTGAGCATCCTACAAGCCCACCTTCGCCAAGCCCGAAAACGTTGTACGAGATACTACCAGACAACTTCCAATTCGCTGCCCACTAATGAATAGTAAAGGTTTTGAAGCTGATGCAGATATTTATAATCTAAATGCAAAAAGTCAGTTTTTTCGACACCTGTGTAATAATCGACAATAGCAATAGCAACAGTATAAATATCTTCATCAAGGTAAACAGCTAATGACTTTAATTTAGTACCGTTTACTTCGTGCATAACCTTTAAAAAAATGTTAGTTCTATCAATGTTATTGAAACCACATTTCTCTAAAATTTCATCTGTAAGAATAAGCGGCTCTGCTTTTTTATTAGTCAAGTGGTCATTGTAATTTGTAACAATAAATCCATCGTTTTGTATTTCATTTACTGTTGACGGAATTAAAGGAAATTCGGGGTCAACAATAAAGTTTCCAATTCTCAAATCATTTGCTTTAATCATTATTATATTTTAAAAAGTTTACTAAATTCACCGTACCTCGTACAACATTAGGTTTGGCGTTATAGCTGCTTGACGTTGTTACATCAGCTTCTGTACTTTGCTGTGCTTCTGCTCCAGCTTTTGAATTACTATTTTGCATTTGTTTTTAATTTTATCAGTTAATCAATATTTTGCTTTTGTACGGGCTGACGGAATGATATTGCAGCCACAACGCCAAGCCTTTTTCGTTGTAGGAAAGCAGTTGACACACCCTAATAATGCAGGGTGGACAAATGCCGAATAATAAATTGAGGGAAATTATTTTAGTTTGGCAGCAGTATCTTTTGCCATTTCTTTTAAGCCTGCGGATATAGCTTTTTTATCTTCATCTGTAAAATCAATAGCTTTCCCATTTCCATCTGTACCACGCATTTTATGGGTAAAGTTTTTTACAGATTTTGCGTAATCGGCAAAGAAATACTTTGCCGATATGTACTTTAAAATTTCTTTCATATTAAAATCGGATTTCTTCAAAACGACCTGTTGTTTGCTCATAACTAAAGTATTGTTCTTTCGTTATTTTGATAGATTTCACATCTTCAATTCTTCTATTTTCTTCATGCACTTTTACTTGTTCAATAGCATCGTTTTCAGTTTCTGCCATAACTGCTAATTCTACATTAGCAAAGTTGTAGTTGCTGTAGCTTACTTTGTAGTAATTCATTTTAGTTGTATTTTTTAGTTAATAAATCAAAAGTTTTGTTATCGTTTAAGTCTGCTAAAATTTCAGCTACACCTCTTTTTTGTTTACCAAAATAACGAGATAAAGTATCGTTAGTGTAAGTAAGTACACAATCAGTAAAACAATATTTTAAACTATCTTCATCAGCTAAAATTTGCATAGCTTCTTTAGTTCTTTCAGTAGTTGTATAGTTAGCAATGATTTTTAATATTGCTTCTCTGTTTTCTTTTAAATCTTGAAGTGTCATATCTTTCAGTTTTGTTACACAAAGTAAATCATAATTTACTAAACCACCTAATTTTTAGTAAAATTTATTTTACTAAGTTATCCACATTTTTAATTCCCACTCAATTTCAAAGAACTAAATCAAACACCCTAATTGCCTTCCTACAACATTAGTATTGCTGCAATTAGGGCTTGACGAACAAAGCCAAGCAGATATAAATCCGAACACCTGTAACAGTCATTGCCCTACCTGCAAAGCAATACCTGTTCGTTAGCAGTCATTGCTACCATACTGCTATATAAAGACATATTCTCCATTATCGACACCCATAAACAAAAACAACCCATAAACATGATGATACATTCTGTTTACCTTTTTCATTGTAGTTTCAATCATTTCTTCTTTAAGGCTGTCATATAAATAAAGCGTTCCGTCTTTTGCAATTTTACCACCTACTAAATGATTTTTCCCTTCATCAGAAAATCTCACGTTAATAAGCACAGGTAAAAAATGTATTCCTTCGCCACTTGGTTTATAATCCAAAGCCGTTTTAGGTAACTTTTTTCCAAAGTGGTTATAGTAAAGTGTATCAATGTAAAATGGGTGTCCATCTTCTTGCATCCATTTTGAAAGTTGCCCTATTAAATTTCCTGCTTTACTTTTTTCAAGTCTTTCATCTGTAATAAAGTTGTCTAAATTACAGGCATTGGCAACGGCATATAAACCGCATCCCCAAGGTTGTTTTTGTTTATGTTTCATCATTTTATTGAAATTTATCGTTAATAATCCGCAACGAACTGCTAACAGGGGTTTTGCGTAATGGGGGCTTCTGTACTACTATTTATCATTTGTGCTTTTATTAAACTTTTGTAATTTTATTGAGCTTTTGTGGTTCTATATCCACCACTACGCAAAGCCCCAAAACGTTAGCTGCAACCCTAAAACGGCAGTCCGTCATCAACAACAGACACAGGTTCTAATGGACGGACACCAGTTTTTATAGTTTCTAAATCGTTTGTATGCTTTGAAATACCTTGATTGGCATATTTTGTTTTCCAGTAAATTATATCTCTGTATTTTGACACATTGTAACTTACGCCTTCAAATTCAATTACATCAAATGAAGGTTCAGGACAAACACGAATATCCATTTTAATGTACCAATCATTATCAACATTCTTTTTTATAGCATAGTCAAAATCATTTGCATCGCTTCTTTGCTCATAATCTTTTAATGCTTCGTTTTCAAATACAAATTCATCAATCGTAATATCTAAATCTGATTTGCTTAAATCTCTCAAAAGGTTTATACCTCTTAAAAATAACCCAATACTTCCTCCAACGTGGGCAGTAGGATATTTTTCTTGAAACTCTTTTAAGGTTTCTAATTTTCATTTAATTAATCTGTTCATTTTATATTTATTAAATTGTTAGTAATCCGAGAAAGGACAGCCTGACAATTTAAGCCTTTTGGAATGCTTGTGCATTTTTAAGGTCGTTAATTCTCATAATTAAAACACGTTGATAGGTAAGCATTGCACTGTGTTGTAAATGCAGTAATTCAAATTGAAATAACCCAACTTTTACAACAAAACCATCGCTTGAAATAGCTTTGTTTAAAGCAACAATTTTTTCGCCTAATTCTTCATTTTCTACAATCACCCAATTAAGCCCAGCAGCCAACATAGGTTTTGGCGTTATTGGGGCTGACGTAGTTTCAATCGGCTGTTGTAACTCTGTTGTGCTGTTGTCTAAGCTGGACGGATTACTATTTTGCATTTGTATTTTATTTAACTTTTGAATAATTATTTAGCTTTTGCTCCATCGTGACGTACTTCGCCATCACACCTGCACAAAGCCCTGTTTGTTGTACGCTATTTTGTGGAGACGCCCAAAAACTCATAGCATTGCTTTTGGACTTCTTCTTTACCACCTCGTTTATCTAATTCAGATTGACGAATGAATAAGTTTACAACCAGTTTTTTATCTTCAACAGGTTTGCGACCAGCAGGGCTTTTTTTTATTTGCTTTGCCATTATTAGTGTGTTTTAATTGTAATGTAATTATCACCTTCTTTGCCTGAGCAAAGAATGAAACCAGCTTTTTTTAAAGCATAACGATTTTTAATATTACTTTCAATTTTTACATCAAAAGTTCTGCCATCGCCTAAATTTTCAGCTTTACAATCAAAACCATTAGATTTTAAAATAGAACTTACTTGAGATGCTGTTCTTTTACCAAAATTATTACTGTTGTTTACCTTTGTCATTTTGTTTATTGTTTAATTACTATGCAAATATACAACCTTTATTTTAATTTCCAAATAATTTTATTAAAATTTAATTATTTATTTTTAGACAGTTTGTAAAGTGCTGAATATCAAATAAAAACAGCGTACAACAATGTAGCTGCCATTTGCGACAGCCCCTAATTGAATAACCCATTATAAATTTTTTCACTACACCTTTTGTTTTTAAGTACATTTAAAAAGGAAGGTCTGCTAATATTGTAGCGATCTAAAAAATCTTTTTTTACCCTTTCTTTATCGTATTCTTTTTTTAAAGCATCTAATTGCTTTTTTGTTGGGTACTTTGTTGCTCCGTTTGCCATAATTGTAAATATTTATGCAAATATAGTAAAAGTTATTTACTAAAAAAATATTTCTTTTTTATAAAAAATATTTTTTTATATCAAAACAAGTCTTATATTTGCATAGTCAATATGACAAAAACAAAAAAACTTTAAAGCAAAACATATGACAACAATAGATATGCAATTTACAATTGCAATTATAGCTGGTATTATTCTCGGCATTTGGATAGGCTGCAAATTTATGGAACATATTTACAACAAAGACCTCACAGAAATGGCAAAACATATTTTAGAACTTGAAAAAGAATTATCAAAATGAACCTACAACATTTAATAAAAACACACGAAACAGCTATTAAAGTACTTCGAGAAATTAACGCAGAAACTTTATTGTTGCAATACAATGTTACCACTAACAATAAGCTGCCAGAGCCTAGCCGTTACCTTAACGCTGTTATAAAAAGTAAACAATCTACCATTAAGGCACTTTGCAATAAATACGATGTTGTTACGGCTGCCTTTGATAGTTCTATTGATAACCCTATATTTGAAAGATATGCCAAAACCTAAAAGAGATTACAACGTAACTTTAAAACTATTTGTACACGATAAGTTAAGGCATGAACAACGTATTAACCCTAAACAAATAGCCAACACCCTGCAAAGATGGCTACCTTTATATGGTAGTATTCATAAAATATATTATACAATAACAAGTAAATTTTAACCACACCAGCTCTGGTCATCTGGCAATAATTATGAAACTACAAGTAGCAACAAGAAAAAAAAACTATTGGTAAAAAATGGCAAAAAGTATTTTTGGAGATGTGGCGAAATTGGTAAACGCTAATGTGGTAAGATGTAAAGCCTTGAACTATTTATAGTTAGGTTGCCAGCAAAGTTTACATCATGCAGGTTCGACCCCTGCCATCTCCGCTAAATTAATTTATATGAGATTATTATTTTTAACAGCGTTCTTTTGCTACATACTTTTTGTTAGGTAGTTTCCCTACATTGCAATTTTATTAACTTGCATTACATTGGCATGGTTATTTTATGAGTATAAAAACACAATCTATCAAGATGATAAGATAATTATTGAATAATTTACTTAACTTTGTTTTTTCATATAGCAAGCAATCGTTTAACCAGCATGTTTCTACATGCTGGTTTTGACTTTTTATAATTGACTTTATAACCCTTTCTTATAATGAGTAAGCGTATAATCTTTTTTTTGCTCCACAGCCTTATAAATCTTTTCTTCTATTCCATCAACAAAAAAAAGCCAATACACAATAGCCTCATCCACTCGATCCTTTGTTTGCATCCTTGCACGAGCCTGCCAATAACTAACAGCCGAAAAGTCTATGTTATACATAATTAAGCAATCCGCACTACTTAAATTAATACCTTCCCTACCACTTTGCACTTGGCTAATAAATACAGCATCATTGCCAGCCTTATTAAATAGCATTGGATCGGTTACTATTCTACCTGCAAAAGCCCATATTAATGCTGTTGCCTCAGCTACATATTTATAAAAAATAGCTATCTTTTTACCTGCAAACTTTTCTTTTATATACTCTGCTTTACTTGTATCAATTACTAAAGCATTGCCATCCTCTATCTTAACAGTACCTCCGCAAAGTTGGTGTACTTTATTCATCTCTTTAACGGCTGTATCTGCTAAAATAACATTGCCATCCTTTGTAGTTATTATCTTATCCTTTTGCAGCTTCTTTATAGCCCAACTTATTTTATTTGGCATTGGCAGCTTAATTATCCTTTCTTCAACAAACGAAGTAAAGCCTGCTTGTTCCTGTGTGTAGCTAATTATTAAGTGTTGTACTTTTTCAAGTACCATTTCTTTTTTAGTTTTAGAATAGTCATTTATTTGCCTATTGTACAAAAACTTTACCGATGGTATGCCATACACTTTATGCCATTCATAGAACTTTTTTTCTATAAATGGTGAAAAGCTACTAATAAAAAATTGGTGGTAAAATTGGCTATAACTTTCTGGTGTTGGCGTACCCGATAAATAAATGATAGACTTATTGGTGCAAATCCTTTTTAGTTCTTTTACTCTTTCTGCTGGTTGTGGGTATTGCCCCAGGCAATGAGCTTCATCTAAAATAATCAAATCAAAATCATTCTCACACTTGTGCAAACTTTCATAATTAATGCAGTACATATCAAAAGGTTTGCCAATGGCCTCATAGTCTTTTAAAATGCTGCTAATTGCTTTTAGCTTAGTTACAAACAATAATTTTTTTGCACCATATAATTTAGCAGTATGCAGCGAAGTAATCGTTTTACCTGTACGTACCTGCATTGCTAAATAAGCTATCTTAAAATTAACAAGCAGGCTTAAAGCCTGCTCGGATATAGTTGTTTGGTAATCTCTTAGTTGCATTGTTTTTTATGTGTTAAAGTGTAAGAAAATTGTTTTGGTTTATCGCCTTCATGTTCGGCAAGCCATAAATTTTGAACGCTTCTAAATAGTTGAAAATCTTTTCGAGTATCTTCTTTTGTTACCAACTGCCAACCTATGCCTTGCATATCTTTTTTAGTACGTGTCTTTGCATTGAGCCAAAGGATAGCAACACCATCAACAGCCATCTTTGTTTCTACCAATAATGCCTCTCTATAAGCTGCAATTTGCAACCAGTAGCTATTATAAATACCGTTGCTTGTTTTAATATCCAACACATACTTTTTGCCACCTATCTCACATACTCTATCAATAGTACCAGCGAAACCTAGTATTGGGCTTAACACTTGCTGCTCGATTAACAGGTGTTGTGGCTTCAATGCAGCCGTAAAATCAACGTATCTTTCAAACATTGCCCATTCATCCATTGAGTAATTAGGTTGCCCATTTTCGCCCAATAAATTACATTCTAAACCATTATCATAATCTTCTGTTAATTGGTGAACGGTTGAACCCCTACGACCTGCTGCATTTCTTATTTCATCTGCCTTGCTGCCTGATTCTTTCATCCATTGTAATAGTGGATAAGGCTTTGGATAGGCTTCTAATATTGTGGTTGCACTTGGGTAATATTCGCCTGTTTCCCTATCAACGTAGTATCTACCATCTAAAAATGTAAGTTGATTATTTTGAATTGTTGTTAGCATATCGTTTTTTTTTTTTATTTAAGGGTGTAGTGTTTTTGCTACACCCTTGTATGAATTAAAATGGTGCATCCTCTAAATCTTCGCCACCTTCGTCATTGGTAGGTGCTGCTGCTATTTTAGCAAAACATTCTTTTGCAATGTTTTCTAAAAACTCTGTCATATCGCTATCATCCCATTTTAATTTACCCTTAACTTTTATTTGCTTCATTTCTGGTAATCCATTGGGTGAATCCTTTGTAAATGCTGGAGCAATTTTTACAAAGCCATTGCCATCATTTTGATAACAAGTTATACCTGTAATTTTCTTTATTGCATCTTGTTTGTCATTCATTGACCAAGGCATAAATTTAACTAGCTTTGTCAAGTCAATATTTGGCAAAGCCTTAAAAAAACTTGCCGAATAACGGCTAGAGTATGGCATGTTAACAATGTAGTTATCTTCGCCATCTTTAAACTTTAAACACCATTGTTTGCCAAAATCGTTTTCCTTTGTTTCTGCACCTACTAATAATGCAACTAAATCTTTGTACTTTTCTTCGTGTACTAACTTACCTGTTTTAGTTACCCTTTGAACTGTATCGGCTGTTGCTTCTCTAAAAGAACGCACAAGGTTACCATCGGTAACGGACAAGTAAATAGTGTTACTTGATTGTTTTGAAAGTGCCATAATTATTAATGTAGTTTGTTTTATTCTACTTTGCAAAAATAGAAATAATAAACTAAATAAAAAAATTAATTTTTAATTTGTTTAATTGTATATTTGCAAAAACAAACTATATGCAAGAAATAAATTTTGAACACTACAACGCTAAATGGTGCGTTATTATTGATGAAGATGGTTGCATTTTAAAAGCCTTTTGCAACGATTTAAAAGTAAGGCTTACACCAATTAGAGAGGAACTTATTTACTCACACATTAAAAAAAACAAATTATGGATCAAGTAAGACGTGGACCAAAAGAAAAACCAGCCGAAGAAAAAAAAGTCGCTGTTGTATTTTGGGTTAAACAAAAACATTATTTAGAAGCTAAAAAAGATGCCAATGTCATTGAAAGAAAGTATCATACAAAAAAAAGTTAGCGACTATTTTAAGCTACAAGGCTGGCTTGTTGTTAAGGTTATTCAATGTACTTTAAATGGATTTCCAGATTTAATGCTTTTTAAAAATGGCAAAACTTTTTTTATTGAAACAAAAGCAGAAGGTGGTATAGTTTCCCCTTTGCAATTTTACCGACATGAGCAGTTAATGAAGGAAGGTTTTGAGGTTTATATTATTTACAATTTAAACGATTTGCACAATGTTAAAATCAGCTAAATTCTACGTTCAAAATGAATGTAGCATTATTGCTACTGGCGATAATAAAAGGGCAATTATGCCTTGGAAGGAATACCAAAATAGAATAGCTACAATTGATGAACTGAAGGTTCAATTTGAGCATGATAAGTGTAAAGGTTTAGCTGTTATTTGTGGGCAGGTTAGCAGCAACCTTGAGGTTATTGATGTTGATTTGAAATATGATATTAGTGGTACTCTTTGGCAGCGTTTAAAAGAAGCTGCACCAATTATTAATGACTTGTATTGTGTTCAAACTAAAAGCGGCGGTTATCATATTTACTATCGTTGTGAGCATATCGAAGGGAACATGAAGTTAGCGAACCGCCCTGCAACTGATGAAGAAATAAAAGCAACACCACATTTAAAAGAAGTTGTACTTATTGAAACAAGGGGCGAAGGTGGTTATGTTATTGCTCCACCAACGGATGGTTACACAAAAGTTAATGAGTTTAAATTAACTGTAATATCTATTGAGCAACGTGAGGAACTTTTAACCGCTTGCCGTTCTTTTAATGAAGTGGTGCAAGTCCATAAGCCACCAATTCAAACAACTGTTAGTAATTCTTTTGACACGACACCTTGGGACGACTACAACAATAAAGCTAATGTAGTTGAACTACTTGAAAGGCATGGATGGAAGAGTATTGATGTACGTGGTGAAAGAACGGTTATGCTTCGCCCCGGGGTTACTGATAGTAAAAGTAGTGGCGATTACCATCATGGATTAAAGCTATTTAAAGTATTTACTACCAGCAGCCAATTTGAGCCTAATAAAGGTTATTCACCTTATGCGGTGTACACTATTTTAGAACACAACGGAGATTACTCTAAAGCTGCAAAACAGCTTATTACAGATGGCTTTGGGGATGCTGCAAAGTCTTTTGATAAAAGGTTATTGAACAAAGTAAATAAAAGCCTTGGTGCTGGTTTCTCAAAAGAAAAGATAGTCGAACAATTGATGGTTGAAAATAGCCTTGCTAAAAATGTTGCTGAACAAACCATAGAAGATATTTTATTGGCTAATGGTGAAAAGGTGCTAACATTTTGGGAGGTTATAGAAAGTAAAAGCGGAAAAGATATAAAAATTTTAAGGCATAAGTTTATCAACTTTCTTTTTGAAAGTGGCTTTCACTTATTTTTTTATGAAAAGGGCAATAGCATTTACAGGATGGTTTACCAACGAGATGGTTTTGTTGAAGAAGCCACAGCAGAAAGTATTAAAAAACATATTAAAAATTATATTCAAAACCTGCCGCCGAAGTTTGATAGTATTACACCAAATGAACTTTTAGAAATAGTATTGAAAGGCTCTGATAGTTATTTTGGTAAAGGATTAATTGAGTTCTTAGATGCTAAAGATATTGATCTTTTAAAAGATGATGCCGATACTGCTTACTTCCCTTTTATCAATGGGATTGTGAAAATTACAAAGGATGGTGCTAAGCTGCTTAGTTACGGTGAAGTAGGAAAAGCTGTTTGGAAAAGCCAAGTAATAGACTTTAAAATTGATGTAGATAATGATTTTGATTATCAACTGTGTGAGTTCTATAAGTTTATGGAAAAGGTATCCGGAGAAGAGGATGAAAAGCTAGTGTATATGATTAGTTTAATTGGCTACCTATTGCACCGATATAAAGACCCCTCCCGACCTTGGGCTGTTGTTCTTGCAGAAGAAACAGAGGATGAAAAAAATGGCGGTGGCACTGGTAAAGGAATAGCTGTAAAGGCATTAAGCTACATGGCAAATGTTGAAAGGGTTGATGGTAAAAACTTTAAGCTAGATAAAAACTTTGCCTTTCAACGTGTGGGGCTAGATACAAAAGTAGTAGCTATTGAAGATGTTAGAAAAAATGTTGACTTTGAAGGTTTTTACTCTATTATTACTGAAGGTATAACCGTTGAAAAGAAAAACAAAGATGAACTTTTTATACCTTACAAAGACTCTCCAAAAATACTTTTTACCACTAACTATACTATCCCTTCAATAGGCAACCATGCAAAACGTAGGCAACGAGTTTTTGAGTTTAGCAACTTTTTTAGTAGCAAATACACACCAGCAGACTTATTTGGCCATAAACTATTTGACGATTGGGATCAGGACGAATGGAATAGGTTTTACAATTTAATGTTTACATGCGTTGCTTTCTATTTTAACAATGGTGTAAAAGAAACTGAAAACGGCAATAAATTAAAGCGTAAGCATATAAAAATTAACTTTGGTGAGGAATTATTGGAATGGTGGGATGGGCAAATAGAGCAGCTATTTGAGAACCATAAACCATTTAGAGAGCTTTACACTAGCTTCCTTACAATTAATGATTTTGATAAAAAAGATTACTCACAAAAACGATTTAAAAAGGCTTTAGAGGAATGTTGCGAAAAGTTTGAGTTTACCCTAGATTGTAGGAAAAATATTCAAACTAGGCTATCAGAATATAAGATAATAAAATAATATGGGCATTTTTGAAGCGATTTGCAAAAAATGGATTTGCAGCAAATACAATGGTAGTAAGGGTTGAAGTGATTGAAGCGATTTTTTTATATTTACTAAGGGGGGTATAAAAAAAGTAAAATATTCTTAGGGGGGGAAAGTAATAAACAGCGTTAAATCGCTTCACCACTTCAATTTTGTAGTTTCAAATAAATACTTATAACTTTACAAAAACAAAACACCATGAAAAAATTATTAATTATCTTACTACTTGCTGTAAGTGTAACAAGTTACTCTCAGCAAATAAACGTTGAACATATATCAACTGACAATTATAGCCACAACGCTGTAACAGCCAAAATAAGGCTGTTTGACAACATTGGTGTATACATTGGTTATTCAAACAAAAATACAGTGCCTATTGGACTTTATTTAAACGTCCCAATAGATAAAACATTTTTACTTACTTATCGTTTTGGATTAATTACTTCTAAAGGAATTAACTCTTCTTTACTTGGTGGGTATAATGGTAAATGGTTTACTATTCAAACTGGTATCACAGGTACAGAGGTAAATAGAAATATAAAATCGGGAATTATTGTTAATTTTGGGATAAAGTTTTGAATAAACAAAACCTATCATTATGGCAAGAGGTGGTAAAAGAGAAGGTGCAGGGCGTAAACCTGTGCATGACGAAATAAATGCAAGGGAGCTTTGTCAGTCGGCAATTAAAAAAAAGTTTGGCTCATTAGAAGCTGGACTGAAATCGCTATTGGATAGTGCTGAACCAACTTTGCAAAAATTTATCTATGAACATGCCATTGGCAAACCAAAAGATAAAGTTGAACATTCTGGCGAAATAGCAGGTACACCACAAATTATACTTAATTTCCCTAAAGGTGATTAACGCCAATTTAACTATTACAGCTAAAAGGACTTATAAGGGTATTCTAAACAAATACCCTATTATTGTTAATGAAGGTGGCAGTAGTAGTGGCAAATCATTTGGTACAATGCAGATATTGATTGCATTGGCATTACAAGAACACAGCCAAAGAATAACTGTTGTAAGTCATTCCCTGCCACATCTTAAACGTGGTAGTATTAGAGATTTCGGGTTAATTATGCGTGATTGGCTTATTTGGAATGATGACGATTGGAGTGCAACAAATTTTATATACACCTTCAAAAATGACAGCTACATTGAGTTCATTGGATTAGAAGATGAGGGCAAAGCTCGTGGCCCAAGAAGGGATTATTTATTTGTAAATGAAGCCAACCTTATAAGCAAATCAGTATTTGACCAGTTAGCAATGCGAACTGCAAAGCAATGTATTATTGACTTAAACCCAGCCGACTTTAATTGCTGGTGTTATAGTGTTGCTGATGACCCTAACAACCTACGTATTCATTCTACTTACAAAGATAATATTGCCAACCTTTCAGCAAATCAAATAGCTTATATTGAAAGTTATCAGAATTTACCCGATGATTTTATGTGGAAGGTGTATGGTTTGGGTGAACGTGGTGCAGCTAAAGAATTAATTTATACCAATTGGAAAACATACAACGATGAGCCTAAAGGGGAAGTTATTTATGGGTTAGATTTTGGTTATACGGCACCTATGGCTATGACTAAAATAATTATATACGATAATTGTGCTTATATTAGTGAAGTGCTTTATCGTAGTGGTATGACTATTTCAGACGTTGGCAATTGGCTAAAAACTATTGATGTAAACCGATTACCTATTTATTGTGATAGTGCTGAGCCTAAAAGTATTGAGGAGCTTAACAGATATGGTTTAAATGTACACAAATCTGACAAAGATGTTTGGGCTGGCATACTTAAATGTAAGTCAATGCCAATTTACATACATGCCAACAGCCACAATCTAAGAAGTGAGATAAGTAGGTATAAGTGGAAAAAAGATAATAATGATAATATTCTTGAAGAACCTGTTAAGTTAAATGACCACTTATTAGATAGTTTTAGGTATGCTATATTTACCCATTTAACAAAGCCAACTAAAGAATGGGTATGGAGTTAATAAAATTAATGTAATTTTACTAAAAATATTAATTATGTGGTTATTAGATATTTTCAAAAAGGCATTGCGTAAAACAACAACAAGCCAATTTATAAAAGGTGTAGCCATTTATGGCAATAGTTCATTAAAATCTAATATTGATAAAGGTTATTTAGATAATGCCGATGTTTATTCAGTAGTAAGAAGAATAGCAAAAACGGCTACTACCATACCCATAAGAGTGTATAAAATAGTAAACGAAAAGTCTTACAAAGATTACCAATTTTTATTGCAGCAAAAAAATTATAGCCCACAACACCTACTAAAGCTGTATAATAAAAAGCAACTTGCTTTTGAATTGGTAAATGATAATAACAACCCTATACAAAAACTATTAGATAATCCTAACCCTATTTATGACAAAACAGAGTTTTTAGAAGGATTTTACTCATTTAGATTATTAACTGGCAATAGTTATATTTACCAGTATTTACTTGAATTTGGCGCAGATAAAGGCAAACCTTTTGAAATGTGGCTATTGCCTCCACAATATACACAACCAGTAATTACAACTTCATTTCCACACACCATTACAGGCTATCAATTACTACTAAATGAAATGATTGAGTTTGATAAAGAAGAAATATTGCATAGTAGGTATTTTAATCCAAATTTTACAGGATACGGGGAGGAGTTAATAGGGTTAAGCCCACTAAAAGCAGGTAGTAAAATATTACAAAGGAGTATAGATGAAACTGATTATAGTGTAGCGGCATTTCAGAATAGTGGTATTAGCGGCATCGTAAGCAATGAGGATGTAACTAATATTAATACAGAAACACAAGGTAAGCTTAAGAGTGATTTTTACAGTGAGGCAAGTGGTACGAGAAATGCAAGAAAGTTATTGTTTACCAATGGCAAGGTAAAATACACACAGATAGGTTTAGGCCCTGTTGATATGGATATTATCAATTCGGAAGTAAGAACATTTAAAAGGTTATGTAATTTGTTTGGTGTAAGTGATATACTTTTCAATAATTCAGATGCCAGCACAGAAAGCAATGTAAAAGAAATGGTAAAGCAATTGTATGTTAATGCTGCCCTGCCGGAAGTGTATGCTTTTGTAAATACTTTCAATCAAAATATAGTACCAAAGTTTAATACTGGTGGTGTAAAATATTTTGTTGATTGTGATTTAACAGAGATAACGGTTTTGCAAGATGATATGAAGAAACTTGCTGAAACATTTGCACAATTACCGATAATGATACCCAACTTCATACTTGAAACAATGGGTTATGGCAAACAAGAAGATCCGTTGCTTGATAAGGTTTATGTTAAGAATGGCTACCAGCCTATTGATGACATGAATATTCAAGATTTACCAATAACAGGCGATTATGGAGAATGAAATTGAACTACTTTGCATAAAGGCTTATGCAAGCACAAGTTGCCCAATAAAGCAACAGGAAGTAGTACAAAAAAGAGTTTGGCTTAAAAGTAAAATAATAAAGTTATTTAATGACTTCAAAGGAAAAGATACAGTATTGGCGAATGTGGGATGCCTTCCAAAAGACCAGGGAGCGAACATGGGCAATACCTATCAATAAAGCATTGCAGGAACAATATCGGTTATTTATTAAAGCCTATAAACTAGGCTTAACCCCAAGTGTTGCTGCTATGACAATAACACCTGCACCATTAATTAATGTGTTAAGTAAATTATATATTAATGTAGGGCTAAGTTGGGCTAATTATACAAGATTGGATTTATTAAAAAAGGAACGTAGGCCAATGGGTTTTAATGAAGAAATGACGGCATTAATTATTCAATACTTTAATAAAAGCATGTTAGAAGATGTTGATAATATGACTGCTACCACAAAGAAAGACATACTTAATGCTATTGAAGCTGCTATAAATAACGGTTTTGGTTTTGATGAAATAATAAAGATGCTATCAGATGCCCAGCTAACAAAGATAAGGGCAAGGTTAATTGCTCGAACTGAAATAGTTACAGCCGCAAATACGGCAAGCATATTGCAAGCTCAAAATAGTGGGTTAAATTTAGAAAAAATATGGATTTCAGCAAAAGATAATAGAACCAGATTAGACCATGTTATAGTTGATGGTAAACAGTTACCATTAAAAGAACCTTTTATAGTTGGGGGTTATCCTATGCAACAGCCTGGGGATAGGGGAAGTAAAGGGAATAGAACACCTGCAAAAGAAGTGTGTAATTGTAGATGTACTATTGCATTTATAAAAATTAAATAGCCCTGCTAAGAATAGCAAGGCTATACCCTTCAACAACCAAAACTAAATTAAACCGTTTTTTTGTAATGCTTCAATAATACTTTTGTCTTTTTCTAACTTTTTGTGGTGTTCTTCAACTGCTTTCTCTATAAATGTTTTTTCAGATTGCTTCATTAATTGGCTTCCAGTAACCACTAATTTCTTTATGTGTTTACCTATTTTAATCGACACATCTTTTTCATTGGGCATATTACTACATTTTACTACAAAGTAACACCAAGTAACCAAAATAAACAAATTTAATTTTACATTTAACATGATGCAATTCAAAAATATATTGGCTGATAATATTTTAGATGTTGACACCGAAAAAAAAACGGTTAAAGCAGTTTGGGCTAATATAGGCAATGTTGATTTAGATAATGATGTTATCAACTTAGGGGCTTTTACTAAAACAATTAATGAACGTGGGCCTAAAGGTAAAAACCTTATCTGGTCATTAATAGATCATGATGCAAGCCTTAAAAGTGCTATTGGTAAACCCTCAGAGTTATACGTTGATGGCACTCAACTAATTGCCATTACTAAGTTAGTAGATAACGAAGTTGGCGAAGATGTGTTGGCACTTTATAACGAGGGGTTAATTAATCAACATAGTATTGGTTTTAGCATACCTAAAGGACGTAGTGAGATAAAAGAAAATGTGCGTTACATCAATGAAGTAATGTTATACGAAGGTAGTGCTGTTTTGTGGGGTGCAAATCCCGAAACCCCAACATTAGGAATGTTTAAAAACATTGCTAAACCAACACCAGAAAATGCAAATGAAAGGCTAGAAAAGCTATGTAAGTTATTGAAGCATGGCAAATTAACCGATGAAACATTTTCATTAATAGAAATTGAGATAAAACAAATTCAATCTGAAATAGCCACTTACGTCGTTGAAACAACACCTAAGCCGACAAATGATAAAAGTTTGTTAGAAGCAATAAAATTTTTTAATTATTTAAACCCATAATAAAATGGAAGTAAAAGACATAGTGGCCGCCTTAGAGCAAACAAAAGCCGCTTTTTTATCAGATGCTAAAAATGCAACTGATATAGCCGTTAAAGAAGCTGTACAAGCAATTAATGCAAAGTTAGAAAACATTAAAGGCTTACCAGCCGACTTTGATGCAACCAAATTGCAAAGTGATTTAGCCGAAACTGTAAAAGGTTTTAACGAGTTACAAGCAAAACTTTCTAAAGGTGCAGTTGCATCAACTGAAAAGAAAAGTTTTGGAGTTGCATTGATGGAAGGTGTTGAAAAAGAATATGATGCTATCCAAAAGGCATTAAGTGAAACTGGCAAGTACAGATTGAATTTAAAGGCTGTTGGTAACATGACATTAGGTGCAAACCTTACTGGCGATAGTGTTGCTACATACAACCAACGTCAAGCAATTTTACCTGCACAAGCGGTAAACTTTAGGGATTTAATACCTACTACACAAAGCCCAACAGGTTTATATGTAACGTACAGAGAAACTGGCAGCGAGGGTGCAATAGCTGCACAAACTGAAGGCAGTGCAAAAGGACAAATAGATTACGATTTAACAGAGGTAAAAACTGTTAACTCGTACTTAGCAGGTTTTGCAAGGTTCTCAAAACAAATGATGAAAAGTTTACCTTTCTTTGAAGGTACACTTAGCAGAATGTTGTTAAGAGATTTTTACAAAGCCGAAAACGCTTCTTTTTTCTCTACTGTTAGTGCTGCTGCAACAGGTGTAACAACTGTTGTATCTACAAATAATGTAGAGGAGTTAATAGAATTAATTGCAAACCAAAAAACAGCAAACTTTACACCATCGTATGTTTTGGTAAGTGAAGCTCAAATGGCTAGGTTAATTATCGGTACTTTTAACAAAGGATATTATGCAGGTGCTGGAGCTGTACAAATTGTAGGTCAGGGCTTATTAATTTGGGGTGTGCCAATTATCTCTGCAAGTTGGGTAACTGATGATAAAGCATTAGTGATTGATGCAGGTTATTTAGAGAGAGTAGAAGTAGAAGGGTTGAATGTACAGTTTAGCCTAGAAGATGGAGATAACTTTACTAAAAACTTAGTAACGGCTAGAATTGAGTGTTACGAAGCAATCAACTTAATGTTACCTGCTTCTGCTATTTATGCAGACTTTGGAAACGTTTAAAGTAGTTTTGTTTTAAATAGGGTTAGCCTCTCTCATTTGGGAGGGGCTAATTTTTTAAAGTGTATATTATGGCAAATTTTAATGCAGTTTTAGATATTCAATTTGATGAAGGAACAATTACTGAACCAGTTACCTTGCAAGAAGTAAAAGACTGGTTAAAAATTGATGTTACCGATGAAGATATTTTGTTAGAAGAACTTATTACAAGCGGTCGGCAATTATGTGAATCTTATACAGGGCTAGGATTTATTACACGGGATATTGTGGCTGTTTTAAATAATAGTTGCGGCAATATTTATTTGCCTTATTCACCAATTACAAGTGATATTGTTTTAAAAGACGTAGACGATAATGTAATTACGTCACCATCAATAAGAGGGGTATTAAGCAAGTGGATTAATCAACCAATAATTGATTATATAAAAGCAGAATATACGGCAGGGTATGCAGTATTACCTGTACATTTTAAAAATGCTTTATTAACTACTATTGCTTATTTATATGAGCATAGAGGCGATGAAGAAGCTGGTAAACTTTCACCAATGGCTTTGGAATTATTAACACCGTATAAGGTAGTATGACAATAGGCAAATTAAATATTAAAGTAATTGTTCAACGTTTACAAAGTAGTGTAATTGACGAATATGGCAGCCCTTTAATTACGGTTGATGATACTTGGAATAAATGGGCAGCAATAGAATACAAACGTGGTGGGCATAGTGTTGCACAAAGTACAGATCAATGGGATTATGATTATAAAATAACAATGAGGTTTGAAAAGTCAAGGCCCACAAAAGACAATGATAAAATTATTTATAATGGAATGTTATTACAAATAAATTCTATTCAAGTAATCGAAGAAAGTTTTAAGAAATTCGAGGTTTTAAAATGCAGTAATACAAATGTCAATTAAGTTTAATTTTAAGGGATTAGATGCAGCCTTGGCAAATGTTAAACAAGCAAATAAAACGCAAATAAAACAATTAGAATATGCTTTAGAAAACTTTGGTATAACAACTGTAAGAGAAGCAAAGCAAAGGGCGCCAGTTGATGAAGGTTATTTAAGAAACTCAATATCTTATCAAAGAAAGAAAGGGTTATTTGTTGAAGTTGTGGCACAAGCAGACTATGCAGCTTATGTTGAATTTGGAACACGAAGATTTGCAGCAAAATATGTAAGTAGCTTACCGAATGACTGGCAAACATACGCTGCAACATTTAAAGGCAAAACAAACGGGTCAATTGACGAAATGTTAATTAGAATAAAGGATTGGGTACTTAGAAAAGGCTTGCAGAATGGCAGCAAAAGAAGTAAAAAAGGCAAAGCAGATGCCGAAAATGTGGCTTACGTTATAGCTTTAAGAATTTTACAGAACGGCATTAAAGCACAGCCTTTTTTATTCCCAGCCTACGAGATAGCTAAAAAAGAATTTATTGCAGAAGTAAAAGAAATATTTAAGAAATGAAGGACGTTGAATTACCACTTAGAAAGGCTTATGTTGCTGCACTTGCAGGGATTTCTTGCCCTGTTTACTACCAGCAATTGCCTAGTGATATTTCAGTAGATGAATATGTTTTAATTACTATACCAACAAGTGCTGACGATAGCACAAAAACAATTAGCGGAACTGATACAACAGTAAGGGTAGGTATTTATACTCATTCCGAAAATGGTAATAACGGTGTAGCAAGTGCAACAATTGCAAACGCTATTTATGCTGCTATTTTACCAACACCTTCAGCAACTTTACCATTAGATAATTTACAAATGTTAACTACTGTTTTACGTTCCGATAACACCGAAAGTTTTACTATAAAAAATAGTATTGTTTATATTGACAGATTTATTAATTTTACACATAAAATAAACCACAAATAAAATGGCAAACACAAAAACAAAAAGTAACGAACTATTGCTTTTTATTGATCCTGCTGGGAGTACATCTTACAAGCTAGTAGTTTGCTTGGAAGAAAACAGTTATAATGTTGCGGCAAATGAAATTGATGCAAATAGTAAATGTGGGCCCGATACCGAAATAGGTATCATTGACACTACATTATCATTAAGCGGCCAAGTAATTAAAGACCCTGGGGCAAACGAAGTAAACGACTTAGATATTGAAACTGTTTTGCGTGCAGCTACTAAAGTAGGCTGGAAATTTAGCAAAGCAACACCAACGACAGGTGATGTTGTAAGAAGCGGCCAAGGTTTGTTTACTTCATTAGAGGTAACTGCTGGGTTAAATGATGTTGTTAAGTTTTCTGCTGAACTAAAAGCAACTGGTACTGTTACTGTTGTTGAAACTGTATAAAAGTATGAGTTACATACAAATTGAAATTGGTGGCAAAGCCAGGGGTTTAAAATTTAACCAAATGGCAGTGGAGGTATTTACACAACATTTAACAGATGTTGGTTTTGATACCTCAACCGTTTATGCAATGATGTATGCTGGGCTAGTTGCTAATTGTTACCAAAAACAAGAAGAACCATTTTTTACTTTTGCAGATGTAATTGATTGGGTGGATGCCATTGTTGATAGTGGAGATACTTCAAGTATTGAAAAGGTAAAATTAGTATTTCAAGAAATAACAGCTTACAAAATTTGGGCTGTTAAGTTTCAAGAAAGAATAAAAGAACAACTTTCATCAACGGTTGATACAACAGATAAAAAAAAAGTAAAGATGAAGAAAAGTTTAGCTGGTTCTTAGTACATAAATTTGCTTTTGGCAAATTAGGTTGGAAGCCTTATGAATATTATACAAGTAGCCCTTATGAGTTCTTTTGTGCTTGTGAGGGCTATTTTGATAAAATAGAAGATGAAGAAAAAATGCAACGAATGGCAAGTTGGCGAATACATCAAAGCCTTGTTGCTAAACCACTAAGTTTAGATAAGTTTTGGCCCATAGGTAAAGTAATACCAGAAATAAAAAAAGAGTTTAGTATTGAATGGTGGGAGCAAATGAAAATAAAGCACAAAGCAATAGATGCTTTAATAAAAAACAAACAAGAATATGGCAACGCTTGAAGGCTTATCACTTAGTATTAGTGCCGATGTTAAAGACTTATTAAAAGGCTTAGACACTGGTAAAAAAAGTATTACGGATTTTGTAAGTACTGGCGAAGCATCATTGCAAACATTAGGGGATGCTTATAAAGTGTTGCAGCAAAAGCAGCAACAAGCAACCAATCCAACAGAATTAAAAAGGTACAATGCAGCTCTAAAAGAAATTGATGGAGCAAAAAAAGGCTTAGTTAGTCTTTCTACTGATATGGGTAAGTTTAGCCAATCAACAAATGTTGCTGGGCAATCATTAACCAACTTAGGAAGAATTGCACAAGATGCCCCTTTTGGCTTTATTGGTATTCAAAATAATATTAATCCATTATTAGAAAGTTTCCAACGATTAAAAGTTGAAACAGGTAGCACTAGTGGAGCTTTTAAGGCTTTAGGTGCTAGTATGTTAGGGGGTGCAGGTTTAGGGCTTGCAGTAAGTGTATTAACTGGTGTATTAACCGTTCTTTCGCAAAATGGTTTTTTTAAAGCGGCTGAAGGTGCAGATAAAGCAGCCGAAGCAATAAAGAAAAACAAAGAAGCATTAGAAGCTAATAAAAAAGCTATTGATAGTATTTTTGCATCAACAGCAAAAGAAGTTGTAAATGTTCAATCTTTGATTGCGGTTTTAAATAGTGAATTGGTTGCGAGGGATAGAAAACTAGATGCACTAAAAGATTTACAAAAAATACAACCAGAAATATTTAAAGGCGTTACTTTAGAGGGTAATGCTGTTATCGGTTTAAATGCTGCTTATGCTTCTTATTTGCAGCAAATTAAAGCAGTTATAGCTGTAAAGATTAAGCAACAGCAACTAGAGAAAGTTACCGAAGATATATTAAAAAAAGAAGGTGTTACGCTTAGCCAACAAGAAAAAGACTATAAGCAGGCAGGCGATGCTATTTCTAAGTCTTTAGAACAAAAAGCAAATGTTGCTGACAAGGCAAATAAGTTTGTTTTGGATAGGGTAAAAAAAGAAAATTCTGCAAACGCATCATTAGAAAAAGACTATAAAACACAAGCAAGTTTACTGCAAGAAATAACATCATTGCAAGCTGGTATAAAAATACCAGATCAAAAAGAAAAAACAAATAGCTCTGCAAAAAGCGTTAAAAATTATAGTGATATTATTGAGGAATTTAGAAAGAATATTGCAGGGCTACAAGCCCAATTAACACAAGGTTTAATTAGTAAAGATGCTTTAGATGAGGGTATTGTAAAAGCACTTACAAGTACCATCGGTAAGTTAGGTGAAATAAAAGCACCTATTAAAATACAAAGTGATTTAGTTTTTGAGTTTACCGATAATATTTACAGGCAATCAATTAAAAAATTTACCGAAAGAGTTATAAACAAAACTAAAGAAGAGCCTTTAGAAATACCTTTAGATGTTAAAATTGAAGCAAATGTAAGTGATGGTGCTTTGACGGCTTTAGCCGAAAGTTTAAATAGGCAAAATTTACAACAAAGATTAGCTGATTTAGGGGTAAGCAATTTAAAGGCTATTGGCATTAATTTACCTATAACAGTTGCTACCAGTACAAAACAACTAGAGGCAGTTTATGCAGCCGTACAAGCAAAAACATCTGAATTAAATGCAAACTTTTCACAGGCTTTTAATGCAGGTTTTCAACAAGTTTTTACAGGGGCTTTTGAGAACTTAGGTAATAGCATTGGTGCAGCTTTAAGCGGTGGTGATTTTGGCAAAAATTTAGGGCAAGGTTTTTTTGGTTTAATAGGGGATTTTGTAAGTAGTATGGGTAAGCAATTAATACAAGTATATGCTTTAGCTAAATTAACACAACTAGCTTTTAAGAACATATTAAAAAACCCAGCATTAACATTAGTAGCAGGTGTTGGATTAGTTGCTTTGGGTGCAGCTATGAAAAATGTTGCTGCTAAAGGATTTGCAACAGGTGGGTATGTTAGTGGACCAGGTACAAAAACAAGTGATAGCATCCCTGCTAATTTAAGTAGGGGTGAATATGTGATTAAAGCTGCTGCTGTTGATAAGTTTGGCGTTGGGTTTTTAAACAGCATAAATAGTTTATCAGTACCTAATATACAAGGTAATAGTGTTGGTTCTGGTGCCGCTTCTATTGAGGCTGGCGGCGGTTCAATTAATCTTGCAGGTGAGTTTTTAATAACTGGTGATACTTTGAGATTACTACTAAACAGAGCAAACCAAACCTATTCAAGAAATACATAATGAGTTACGGACTTAAATATCGTTGTGAATTTTCATCATATAAAAATATTCAATACAGATTTGATATTGAACAAAAAGACTATTCTGGTGGCTTTACTACATTGCAAGCATCTGGTAAACCTTTTATACAAAAGTGGGCAACGGATGACCCAAAACCAATTATAAAAGGCTGCAATGTAACATTTAACTACTTAAATAAAGGCAGTCAACCATTAACTACTTTTTATAGTGAAGCAGATGATACTTTTAAGGGTAAACTTACAAACCTAACAACAAATGAAACTTTATTTGTAGGGTTTTTAATACAAGACGACTGTAGCGAAATACAAATAGATTATACACATGAAGTTAGTTTGTCATTTAATGACAATTTAGGCTTGCTAAAAGATGTTACTTTAGATGCTGCTTTTAATGCTTGGGGGTTTTTACCTTTTGAAGGTAAACAATCTTTAGCAACTGTTTTATTTGCTTGTATTTATGCAACCAATATAAAGATACCAATAAGGATTTACAGCAACATTTATGAAACAACGCAAACAAAAAGCTGGTCAACTTTTAAAACAACTTTAATAGACACTTCAACATTTTTGAAAGATGACACCAATTATGAAAGTTGTTATAATTGCTTAGAAAAAATATTTAATACATTAGAATGTACATTGTTACAAAGTAATGGCAGATGGCATGTTATAAGGTGGTGTGAATTACGATATTACGGTGGTGATAATGTTACTTGTTGGGAATGGAATGAGAATTTTGTACAAGTAGGTGTTAGCTCTTTAGGTGGTGGTATTCCTTTTGGTAAAGATGGTACTACTTACCCCGAATTTGGGATGTATAGCCGAATACAAAGGCCATTAAAAAGTGTTAACGAAGTATTTAATTTTGAACAACCAAATGGGTTAATTAGAAACGTATCACTTAATAATTTAGGTACTTTAATTTCTGAAAGTATTTCAGGTAATGTAAAAACTAAACTATATAATTTACCAACGCCTAGCAATTGGCGTAGGCTTAATGGGGACACTAGCAGTATTGGTATTGATTACGATAATACAACAGGTGCAGAAATTCAAAGGTACATTTTACAGCCATTTACAAGATATGCGGCAGTTAATCAATATGCGGCTTGTTTATCTTTTAATGAGGTAGAAATGGCAAAGGATGATGTTATTGATTTCTCATTTCAATTTAAAGCAAATGTAAATACAGGTGTAACAAAAAGATTTAGTATTATAGTAAACATACAAAGGTTATCTGGTACAGGAAGTTCTACAAACCCAGCTTTCGCTAGTTTAACATTTGCAGGCTCTTATGGTAGTGGAGTTGTAAGGTGGAATAACTTTAGTTTTGGTTACGCTAACCAATACCCAACATCTGGCGAGCCTCCTGGTAATGAGTACATTTTACCAGTAGATGACAACATTGCAAACTGGCAAAGTTTTAGTTTATTAGATGCTGTAAAAGCCTTTACTGGCAACGATAGTGCTACTTTTCCAAAAATGCCTTTTGATGGGTTATTAAAAATATATATTGTTGGATGGAATGCAACAGGTAATTCAACTAATAAAGTAGGTTATATTAAAGGGTTAAAATTTGATGTTAAGTATAAAATAAATGATACTATAAATGTTGTTGGGCAAAATCATAATCAACTTCAACCAAAAGAAATAAAAAACATTTCTGATACTAGTATAAAAATTGATGATAGCCCAAGGAATAGTATTTCTGGCACTTTATTTATTCCACAATTAACCGGTATTTTATATACTAGAACAAAACAATGGCAGCAAGAAAATGCAGCAAAAATTGCTACACTTAGTGCTATTGTTGTTTTTGATAAACTATTTCAAAAAAGAATACCTAGAACAATTTTAGAAGGGTCATTATTTGGGCTTATTTTTGATGGTGTGAGTACAATTTCGGCTTTATCGGTTTTAACTTCGCCACAATATCCAGCACTTTATTTTGTTTCGGGTAATTTAGAAATTGATTATAGAAGTGATAAAATTACTGGCACTTGGTACGAGTTATATAAATTTGGTGAGATTGATGCAGATTTGGGTTCAAATTATTTATTTACTTATCTTTACCAAAACAAATAATGGCAAAAGTTAATGGCAAAAATGTAGGAGTTTTCTTTTTCATTGATGGAAACTGGATGCTTTTTGGGTGTGCTTTATCGTGCAGCCTAGAAACCATGACAGATTTTGTTGAAACAACTTTTTTAACAAGCGGAAAATTTAAAGACGTAGAGCCAACGGTAAACAGTTGGCAAGGGTCGTTAAGCGGTTTGGTTTCATTACAAGATAGCGTTGTTAGTTTAGCCGATTTAAGGGCAATACAATTGCAACAAACTAAGTTAATGGTTACATTTGAGAGGGAAGATAAAGACGGGGATATTTATAGTGATACAGGATATTGTTTTATATCTTCAGTATCAGACGAATCGAGTTTTAATGGAATGAATACATTTAACTTAAATGTTAAAGGGACTGGATCTATAACTCAATCATTTACACCAATAATAATAGGAGGTAGCAAAGTGACAAGATTACAATATACATTACCAGCAGGGCTTTTAACTGTTACAAAAACAGAGCTGATTGGCAAAGATTTACTTGAAGTAGTAAGAGATGGCATAGGTAATAGTAAAATAATTACAACAGGAAGCCCATCAAGTAAAGAGGTTTATTTTAATACTACAACAGGGCAGCTTACTTGGGCTATCCCTTTTGCAGATGATGGAACAGAAGAATGTTATAACCTTTATCAAAGCATATAATTATGAGAAAAGTATTTTTAGTTTTAGCAATTATTTTTAGTGTGACTGCAAATAGCCAATGCGACAGTATTCCATCGGCAAATATTACATTTAGCACTATTGGCACTACGTCAATAACAACTAATTGGACGGCTGCAACTGGTGCAATTAGTTATATTTTAGAGGTTGAAAATGATGTTACAGGTTCATTAATTTCTACAACTATTGGGGCAGGGAATTTATTTTATACTACCAACGGTTTACAACAAAACACTTTATATAATGTAAAAGTTTTAACTGTATGTTCTGGGGGTATAATAAATCAACAAATTAATTCTGTATTGGTGCGAACTAGATCAACACCAGTAATTTATACACCAATGACTGCAAATGGATACTCATACAAACGTGGTTCGTTTGATAGCACATTGCATGTTCCTTTTGTAAATGACACATCATTATATAGAGGGTTACTAAGACCTGGGGCAATAATTTGTTATAGTGCAGATAGTTTATTTTATGGCTGGAATGGTAAATATTTCGCTTTAATGGGTGCAGATGTTGCAAGTTTAGTAAATAGAATAGATAGCAAAGTTGATAGCGTAACGGTTAGCGCAGATACACTTTATTATTGGGTAAATGGTGTAAGTTATGGTGATGTATTAAGTAATATTTCTGAGTTTGTTCCTTATATTGGGGCAACTGGCCACGTAGATATTCGACCTTATAAAATTTCTGCACAGAATGGAATTTTTGAAGGGCCAATAAATTATACAAGTAATATTAATGGGTCGTTAAATGGCAATAAATTAGTAACTGCAAGCTACGTTGATAGCATATTTGCGGCTGGCGGCACTGTTGACAGCTTAACTTATGCAACGTGGAAAAGGTTGTATAAAACTGTTGATAGTATGAAGGTAGTTAATAATAGTACATTCGTTACGTTGGGTACAAATCAAATAATTAGTGGTATAAAAGAATTTCAACAGCCAATTTTGACAAGTGCAATTAATACTGACTACATATTTCCTTTCCAACTTTCACAAATAACTTTAGGCAGTGATATATTTGTTCAAGGCGGTATTGCAAAACAAGGCGGTACATCTTCGCAATTTTTAAAGGCAGATGGTAGTGTTGATGCTGCAAGCTATTTGCCTATAAGTAGTGCCAATTCTACCTTTCAAAGGCTCGATAATTTACAAACAGATTTAACACCTAGTGCAACAAAGTATGCTAGTGTAAATGCTGTTAATACAGGGTTGGGGTTAAAATTAAATACTGGCGATACAACCGATTTACTTCGTAAAACAAGCAATGCACTACTAACATTAAACGCTCCAAGTTTAGCAACTACACAAGACTTAACTAAAGGCATTTTACTACAAAATAGCACAGCCGCAACAGTTGGAACACCTGTTCAAATAACACCTAGTTTACGATTTAAGTCAAACGGTTGGCTTGAAGCTACAATTGGAGGTGGGGTTGGCAACAACAATGCAGAGTGGATTATGTACCAAAGACCAGTTAGTGGTAATATTGCCAATTACGATAATGACCTAGTATTTGCCCAAAGGGTAGGTAGTAATGCTTTTTCAGAAGTTGGGCGGTTTACAAAAAATGGTTATTCTGGCAATATAGCAGTCAATAACTTAACTTTGGGAAGCATAGGTAATAACGGTAGTTTAAGCGTAGCTAGAGATAGCGATGGAGGGATAATGGGTAGCTTATCCGCAGGTTCTAGTAGTATGAATTTGCAAAGTAGCGTACTTCTTCTTGAAGGTAGTAGTTACGTGGGCTTTTCTACTAATCCAAACTACGGCATGCGTTACGCCTCTAATAGTGGGCTATATGTAACAAATAATTCAAACTTTTCGGCAACTCCTAACAGTATGCTAGTTGTAAACGACGGTGGTGCTTCAATAGGTCAAAACGTAGCTGCCCCTACAAACGGATTAAGAGTTTTAGGCAATGCGATTTTTGATGCAAATGTAACTGCTGCAAACATAATTAGAAGTGGGGGTACTGCTACACAAATATTAGCTGCCAATGGTAGCGTAATAACGGCAGGCACTAACATCACCATAAGCGGTGGCGTAATAAGCTCAACAGGTGGCGGTGGTGGAGTTACAAGCGTTACAGGTACAACGAATAGAATTACATCAAGTGGTGGAGCTACACCTGCAATTGATATTTCTGCAACATTTGAAGCATTGTTAGGCAAGGTCGCAAGTCCACTATCGCAATTTGCCGCAACAACATCTTCTCAATTAGCAGGTGTAATTAGTGATGAAACAGGTTCGGGAAATTTAGTTTTTAATAATTCACCCAATTTATTAACCCCGACTATTGGAGCTGCTACAACAGGTGTTCGTCAGTCAATAATAAATGTTGACAATTTAGCAAATTTTGCTCAGGCTGGGTTTTATCCAAGTACTGGAACAAATATTGGTTCTGCACTTCAAATAATACCTAAAGGCACAGGCTCTTATGGTATTAGGTCGCAGCTTACTTTTGCTAATACAGATATAATAGCTGATGCGACAAATATTGAAGTTCTTGTACAAAGAGCAGCAGCAACATCTTATACGTTTAACTCTATTGCAACTGGCACTGGTACACTTAGACCTATTGAGTTCCAAATGAATAATACCTCATATTTTAATATTGGGATTACTGGTATTATAACAATACCAACTAGTATTACAACACCTGCTATCAACGGTGGCACAGCCGCAAATGACGATATTACTATACAAGGAACTACTAATGCAACTCGTACTACTAGCTACGTTAATTTACAGCCTAATGGTGGCTTTGTTGGCATTGGCACAACAACGCCAGTGGTCGATGTTGACCTTGTCGGAAACTCTGTTGATTTAGTAGGCATGAAAGTTACAAATAACGGAACGACTGGGGCTAACCCTAATTTTGCAATGTACCAAGGCGGCAGCAATGCCTTTGGTATAACTGCATGGCAAAATTCAGCAATATTCGAGGCACAGTCATCTGGTGGGCTAGCTTTTGGAGCTTTTGCAGGAGACATTAAGTTCTATGCAACAAGTGCAAGAACTCCACAATTTGTATTAAAAAATTCTACAGGCATTGTAGGCATTGGAACAACAACCCCTAACGCATCTGCCCAGCTAGATGTTACTAGCACAACTAGAGGCTTCTTGCCGCCACGAATGACAACAACGCAACGTGATGCAATCGTAAGCCCTGCGGCTGGATTGGTAGTTTACAATACAACAACAAATAAACATCAAGGGTATAACGGCAGCACATGGAATGACTTTTATTAAACAAATAAATTATATATTATGAAATATTATATTAAACCACTTGTACTAAATGTACTTACAGGCGAAGAAGCTGTTAAAATTAGCATTGGTGGCGATGAAGAATTAGGAACGGTTTACAGAGCTACTGTAACGCTTTTTACAGCAGAAAACAAAGCTATTTCAAGCGTTGGTTTTGTTATCGAGGGCGAAGATTACAAGGATTGGAAGGGAGATAATCAAACCTTACTAAGCAAAGTAACAGCCTATCATCCGTTAATTAAACTAACTGGCGATGTTGAAGAAAACCCTGTTGGTAATATACACAATGGATTAATTAATTAAACACTTATGAAAAAACTATTAATCATTTTAGCTTTTTTTGCAACAAAAGCACAGGCTCAAGTAAGCGATAGCATTAGCATTAAACTAGATACTACCACTTACAAAAATATTTTATTCTTAATACAAGAAAGAATAGATAGTAAAAAAGAAAGTAAGTTCATCTTGGAAGTATTGAGCAAATTTGAGTTTATTGCAACTAAACCAAAGAAGATTAAATAATAAAATATTTTACAATGGATTTACACGAAGAGTTCACCAACGCAGTAGCAAGGTGGAGTGGATTTATAGGAGGGGCTGGTACATGGTTTACAATATCAGAAAGTGAACTTGGATTTACGCCTGGGCAACAAGTAATGTTAATGGGCGTAAAGGCAGTGTTTAGTATTTTAGTAGCAATAGCCTGTGGTTTTGCTGGTAAAATGGGGGGCGACATGTATTTACATTTCAAAGAAAAACGTAACAATAAAAATAAATAATATGAGTTTATCTATTAAAAATGCAAATTTACCAACACCAGCAAATGTTGGTAAATTTGTTGCGGCTGTAACTTTTATTTGTCAAGGAGTTCCGCCAATTATTGAAAGTAGTGGAATTATTACGTCACACACGAAAGAGTTAATTAGCCTAGTATTTGACCTTATAAACGTTGCCGTTGCTGCTATTGCAGTAATGTATGGCAGTAAAGAATAAACTATGAGTAAAAACTTCATCATAGCAGTACTATTAGGCATGTTGGCGATTAGTATGTTTACCAAAAGTTGTAATAATAACGCACAACAAAGCAATCGTTTAGAAGATAGTTTAGGCATTGAGTTAATGCTAAAGAGAGACAGCATTAATGATTTACAATTGCAATTAAATAATATTGATACAGCTTTTAGTATTCTTAAAAAACAAAGACAAAAAATAAAATATGAAACGAAATTTATTTGGAAAACTAAAGATAGTGTTAATAGTATTATTTACAATGATAGCGACACAGAAACTGTACGCAAATTCATCGAGCGATACAATACCTACTAGGGCATTAAAGAACGCTTTAGTAGCTGCCGATAGTTTAGATAGGTTGGTAAAAGAAAATGCAGCATTGAAGCGTTTAGATAGCATTTCAGATAAAATTATTGATACCTTGGTAAAGGCAGTTAAATTAAAGGATAAGCAATATAAACTATCAATATCAATGTACCAAGATTGCACCAAATTAAACGAGGTATTAGGTGTTAAAAACAGTACAAGTGCAAAAGCTTATCGAAAAGAAAAGTTTTGGAAACGGTTTTTTCAATTAACAACAGTTGCAGCTATAACGGTTGCGGCTATTAAATAATATGTTCAAAAGTTACCGTTTAATAAGCAACTTAACAAAAGACTACCAAGCAGGTAGTTACTGTTTGCGTGGGTGGGGTAGAAAGAAAACAGTTTACAGAAATAGAGTTAAATGTTATTAAATAAAATTATATATGTTAACCACAGCACAATTAACAGCAAAATATGGCAAGCCTAATATTACAGGTGAAGGCTATTTAACACAAATAACATTGCCCTACCCTATGTTTTACGAGGGTAAAAAAGTAACTAAAATGAGTTGTCATAAATTAGTTGCTCAAAACTTCTTAAATGTGTTCAATGATTTATTGGAACACTATGGCATTGATGAAATCCACAGGCTACAAATAGACGATTTTGGCGGCTGCTTTAATTATCGTTTAATGCGTGGAGGTACTCAATTAAGTACACATAGTTGGGGTGTTGCAATAGATTTAGACCCCGACAGAAATCAACTAAAAGAAACGTCTAAGACAGCAAGGTTTGCCCGACCAGAATACAAGCCAATGATTGATATATTTTACAAGCATGGCTTTGAAAGTTTAGGACGTGAGGAAAACAGAGATTGGATGCACTTTCAAATATCTAGTTAACGCATTTTTTATTTGTTCATAACTCACTCTTACATTCCCAATTTTCCAGTAAAGAATAGCCTTTTGTTTTGGTACGAAAGGCTTTATTATTTTAAACCCTATACCTAAAGCCATTGGTTTACAGCAAAACCAACACTCTATACCATCAATAACAATGGTAAACGATTTGTGCTTATAATCAATTACTTGTATCATGTTGTTGCGGCAATACTATTGTT